ATGAATGGATGGTACGGTCTTGAAGCAGTAAAACATGCACGTGAAGCCATCGGCTTGGCGATGACAACCGAAACTGCTGCGGCAAATCTGCATAAGAACGGCATAAGACCATCTGGTACGTACTCAGTAGAAGGAACGTTAAACGCGGATGGTTATAAACAGTTGTCGGAATGGATCGATAAACACTATTCCGGATCTGAAAACGCAGGAAAGACGCTTATTCTAGATCGCGCGGCAAAGTGGATGTCGACGCAAATGACTGGTATTGATGCACAAAGCTTGGAGCAGAGACGGTTTCAAATAGAAGAAATATGCCGTTTTGCACGAGTTATGCCGATTATGGTGGGGCACTCAGACAAAGCCACTACATATGCCAGTGCTGAACAGATGTTTTTGGCGCACGTAGTACATACGCTTGCGCCGTGGTATCAGAGATTTGAACAATGCATGGATGCTAATCTATTGACAGATAAAGAGCGCGAACAAGGATACTACTTTAACTTTGTCGAAGAAGGGCTTTTAAGAGGATCGTTAATTGACACAAAAGAAACAATTTTAGGTTATGTGAACGGCGGGATACTGACGCCGAACGAAGGCCGGGCAAAGTTAGACCAAAATCCTGATTCAGATCCGACGAGCGACAAGTTAAGAATACCCACCAACATCGTAGGGAACACTCCGCAACCAACACAGCAACCGCAAGAAGGGCAAACAAATGAATAATTTAAAAGCTATATCTCAAACCGATACAGAATTGAGGGTTGCGAATTATATTATTTTGTTCGGTGGTGAAGATTTAAGCGGAGAGTTTTTCACAAAAGATACTGATGTTAAAAGCGCTTACACAGATTTGGGCATTCTATATGTTGATTTTGAACATGGTTACGACTTTGAAGATACCGGAAACGATCAAAATAATGTTCTCGGTGTTGTGGACTGGAAATCCGCAAAGATCGACGATAAAGGAATATTTGTTGAGCGCGTATTGAATCGGCAATCGCAATATATTCAATATATTGAAGAATTAATTGATGCAGGCGTAGTAGGCACATCAAGCCAGGCGGTTGCGGGAAAAACAGTTAAAAAAAGCAGCGGAGAGATAATTGAGTGGCCGTTAATGCGTGACTCCATTACTTTTACTCCGATGGAACCGAGAATGCTAGGTGAAAATGCGCTTTCTGCCGCAAAATCACTCGTTGAATTAGTGCCAAATTGCAAATCATTAAGATCATTGGTTGGTTTAAAAGCCATTGAAACCGCAAAAAATATCGAATTAATCACAGATTTAAAGAGCGCTGAGAAGTACCTGAGAGAGTCAGGATTTTCTCGCGCAGAAGCCGTGGCATTCGTTGCCAGGGTTAAAAGTCTCAAGCAGAGCGATTCTGGTGGAGACATGCAACAATTGATCGATTCTCTGCATAAAAACATAGAAAAGATCAAGTCATAACGACAAAATCCACCGAAGAACCCGCCTAGAGCGGGTTTTTTTTCGTCCACCTAACGCCGTGAGGCGCTGGAGATATAAAAGATGAGCGAATTACTCGAAGTGAAAAGCCTTATTGAAAAACAAGGCCAAGCATGGGAAGAGTTTAAAAAAATCAATAATGAATTGATTGCTGCCAAAGCAGAAGGCAAAGCAGTAGCCGACCTTGAAGCTAAACTTGCAACGATCAGCGATGCGATGGACAAGTATTCGGAAGATCGCAAAGCAATCGAAGATTTCATGGCGAAAATGACCGCGCCAAGCGGCGGCTCGCAGCAAGATAACGATTTGGTTTCAGAGGTTAAAAGTTTTAATCTCATGATGCGTGCTGAATATCAAGGCAAGGGTAAAGCAGCGCCATCTGATTTTGATGTGGAAGGTTATAAGCATTACAAATCAGGATTCTTCAAGATGATGGCCGGTAACACGCTTGATTCTTTGAGTTCTGATGAGCGGAAGGCGATGAGCGCTGGTTCCGATCCGGATGGCGGGTACATGTTGCCACAATCAACCGTTGGACGTGTTGTTGCGAAAGTGTATGAGCAATCAACCATGCGCCTGATTGCGAATGTGCAGACGATCAGCACCGAAAAGCTCGAGGGTATGATTGACAACAACGAAGCCGATGCAGGATGGGTTTCTGAACTTGGTACGCGCAGTGATACCAGCACACCGCAAGTTGGTAAATGGGAGATCGAAACCCATGAAATGTACGCAATGCCAAAAATCAGCCAAAAACTTATCGATGACGCTGCAACAGATGTTGAGGCATGGTTGGCAGGTAAAGTTGCTGACAAGTTTGCGCGCGTGGAAGGCACTGCATTCACAACCGGCAACGGCGCAGGCAAGCCTCGTGGATTGTTCAGTTACACGACCGCTGCGACCGCAGACGATAGCCGTGCATGGGGCATATTTGAGCATATCAAGACCGGCACGAATGGCGATTTCAACAGCACCACCAAAGCGGATCCGTTGTTTGATCTGATTGGCGCTTTTAAAGATCAGTATCTGCAAAATGCGTCATGGTTAATGCGTCGAGAAGTTCGGACCAAGCTGCGTAAATTGCGCGGTGCAACCAGTGATCTGTATTTGTGGGAACCAAGCTTGCAGATGGGTCAGCCTGACCGCTTAAACGGATATCCGGTTAATGTCGATCAATATGTTCCAGCACTGGCAACCGATTCGTTATCGCTCGCTTTCGGAGATTTTCGCGAAGCGTTCACGATTATTGACCGTATCGGCATTCGCACACTTCGTGATCCATACACTGCCAAGCCTTACGTTGTGTTTTACAGCACCAAGCGTACAGGATCTGGCGCCGTGAATTTCGAAGCCGTGAAGTTCCTGAAATTCGCAGCTTAATAACTTCCAATGACCCGCTTATGCGGGTTTTCCAATTACCTAACGCCGTGAGGCGCTGGAGAAATCATGAGAACAGATTTATTCAATAGCATCAATCTCAAACGCGGCATTAGTCCGTATGATCACGGAACTGGTGATACCGCTGTTGTATCTCAAATTATTGACATGCAAGGCATTGATTCGCTGGTTTTCGCAATTGCCACCGGTTCGCTTGCTGACGTAGATGCAACATTTACAGTCTTGGTTGAAGAAAGCGACGATCCAGCAATGTCTGGCGCAACAGCAGTTGCCGATGCTGATTTACTGGGAACTGAAGCGCTGGCAAGTTTCACTTTTGCCGGTGATGATAAATGTTTCAAGATCGGCTACAAAGGCTCAAAACGATACGTTACTTGCACTATTACACCGGCGAATAACACCGGCGCTGCGTTGTTGTGCGTGATTGCAATTACTGTTCCTCAACTGCTTCCTACATCTAACCCACCAGCCTAAGACTTATGGCTTATGTAGTCGTAACACCACCGGCCACCGAGCCGGTGAGTCTCTCGGAAGTGATGCAGTATTGCCGGATTGACGAGAGCAACCAAGAGCCTGCGCCGGGTGCGATCAATGTATCGATTGGCGCGGGTGCCGGTAATGTCGACAATGGCGCTCATCGCTATTTGTGCACGTTTGTAACCGCAGAGGGTGAGACTCAAGCAGGTGCAATATCTGCGCCGGTGACGATTGCTGATAAAACTGTCAACGGCAAAGTATCGTTAAGCGCAATACCGATAGGCGGATCTCGCGTTACTGCGCGTAAAATTTACCGAACGGCAGCTGCTGGATCGACATATTTATTACTGGCTACGATTGCAGACAACACAACAACGACTTATACAGACAATACCGCTGATGCATCACTGGGAGTGCAGGCACCGGCAGATAACACCACAATCGATCCGCTGATTAACATATTGATTACGTCAGCTAGGATGCAGGCTGAACAGATGTTGCATAGATATATTGTCACTCAGACTGTAGATTTGTATCTCGATTGCTTCCCGAAAGAGTGGATAAATTTGCCTCCGTTGCAATCAGTGACATCGATAACTTATGCTGATGTAAATGGTGATGAGCAAACTCTACAAGCTAATCAATACCAAGTCGATTCAATCAGTAAACCAGCAGGCATTGCGCCAGCTTATGGTTTATCTTGGCCGGCAACAAGAGCCCAGGCAAATGCTGTGAAAATCAGGTTTATTGCAGGATATGGCGCAGCATCGGCAGTACCCGCATGTATTAAGCAATGGATCTTACTGAGAGTAAAAGAGGCTTACGATAACCGCCAGGCGGCAACTATCGGAAGTGCGCAATTGATTGAATTTCCGTATTCTTATGTTGATGGGTTGCTTGATCCTGAGCGCATTTGGGGGCTTTAATGACGACAAAATCTGACATTACAGGCATTTGGACTGGCGAGACTGTTTATATCCTTGGTGCTGGGCCTGACATGATCGAAGAACTTGCACTAACGGCCAAAGGACACCGAACCATCGCATGCAATCGCGCAATTAAATTTGCGCCGTGGTGCGATATGTTCGTGGCGCTTGATCCGCATCATCCCTTTTGGGAAGAGGCAGACAATCTAGGATTTAAGGGGATGCGCATCCTAGGCGTTGAGCGTGATGACTATGATGCGCTGTATCTTGGCATGATGTACGAAACCGTACAGATCGAGCCAGGGCATAACATACAGATCAGGAATAACGCGCTAGCAGCAATCAGGATTGCCGAGAGAGCAGGAGCAAAGAAAATTGTATTGCTTGGATTTGATCCTGAACGCTATGAGGAAGTACACGCGCACACTGGATTTCGTGGGCTTAAAGAAGGGCTTGATCAAATCATCGCGGAATTGCGCGGCAAAGGAATCGAGGTTGAACGGGTTGACTCGAAAGAACAGAAGCCAGGAACACGACAGCCAAGACGATCAGAGCAAGTAGATCAAGCAACATTTCCGCAGCCAAAGCGCAAAAAATGAACGTTGACCTGAACCGCCGTTGCCGCATTGAATACAAGCAAGCGACAAGGGACGCGAAATACGGTAGCGAACAAATCGAATGGAAACTAAAGGCTGTTGTTTGGTGCAATATTCAGGATGTTTTGCCTAGCCGGTCAGAATCAATAAAAAGCGATGTGGCTATCGGATCTAAACAAGCTCGGTTGAGACTGCGTTACAGAAAAGATTTGGACTCATCTATGCGCGTAATCATTGATAGTGATACTTATCAATTTATATCTGATTTTGCGGAGCTTGGAAAGCAGCAATATCTCGAAGTGATGATTGAAAAGTACACGTCATGACTGATATCAAGATAAAAGGTGCGGCTGAATTGCAGAATTTTTTAAATCAGCTACCTGCAAAAATTGAAGCGAACATCATGAGAGGCGCTTTACGTGCCGGGGCAAAACCAATCGTTGAAGAGGCAAGAAAGAACGCGCCTGTTGGCGAGCCGTCAGAGTCAGCGAAAAGAAAATATAAAGTATATGCCGGTGCGCTTAGAGATAGTATCAGGTTATCGGCAAGGATAAACCGCCGGGACGGAAACATTGCGGCATCTATTAAGGCTGGCGGAAAGGTTAGAAGAACCGGCGCAACTGTTTTTTATGCTCACTTTTCTGAGTTTGGAACTAGGCCGCATAGTTTGAGTGAAAAAAGTGAATCGACTCATCCAGGCACGCAGCCTAAGCCATTTATGCGGCCAGCGCTAGACGGTCAATCCGAAGCTGCGATACAAGCAGTAGGCGAATACATCAAGCGCAGGCTTGCCACAAAGCACGGCATCAATACTGCAGATATCGATTTTGGCATCGAGGCTGGCGAATGAGCGGTGTAGCGATACTCAGGTATCAACTGATCCTTGATTACAGTGTAGTAAATGTTGTTCCGGAATCGCGCATCATGTCCGGTACATTGCCTATCAATACCGAATTGCCAGCGATATCCATCAAGCAAGTAAGCGGATCTGAGTTTAAGACGATTAAACGGTCAGGCGAGCAGCTTGTGATAGAACGCATACAAGTTACCGCATTGGCGCAATCGTATGTGCAGCAGAAAGAGATTATTGAATTAATACGCAACGCATTACTGACTGTGCGAGGCATGGTTAAAGATATCTATGTTGATAGTATCGAACAAGAAATAGACGGGCCTGATTTGTACTCAGAAAACCCCGTAATCTATGAGCAATCCATTGATTATATTGTGAGATATGTAAGATAGTTTTTAAGAAGTAAAGCAGCAAGCCCGGCATCGTCGTGAGACGCCCCGGGCTTTTTTATTAACCATACGCCGTGAGGCGATACGGAGAAAGCAAGATGGCCGCACATCCAGCCGCAGCATCATTTACAGATACAACCTACGCAATTAGCGCAGCATTGCCAGCAACTTATGACGCAGCAGGCTATGGCGCTACCACAATCACTTACACAGAAATCGGACGTGTCGAATCGTTCCCTGAATTCGGAGCGATGCGTGAAGTTAATAAATTCACGCCGATCAAAGGGCCGGTCGAGTACTCAAAAGGCGTTGCAGAATACGGCAGCGGCCAAATGATTTTAGCCGATATGCCAGCCGATGCCGGGCAGATAATTTTAAAAGCTGCCGATGCATCAGCGAATCACTATTCAATGAAAATTACATATCCGGATGGTGAAATCCATTATCTAGATGTTTTGGTGTCAAGCTGGCAGATGTCGCAAGCCGCATCAAGTCAATTTATGAAGCGCACTGCAACGATTAATGTTTGCAAAGCTCCCGTTGTTGTCGCTGCGGTGTAATGAGGCTAGCAAATGGATATTAAAAAATTTGCAGTTGAACCAAAGAAAAGATTGCACCTTCGTGATGCCGCGGAGCAATTAATGTATGCGGATGAGAATAAAACATTGCCGATGGTCGTTAACTTGTACGGCCCCGGATCTAAACAATACGTAAGAGCGAAAGCAGCACAAAATTCCAAGCTCATGGAAAAGCTCAAGCGCAAAGGCAAGATTGATCAGACCGCTGAACAGAGTGCGGCAGAAACGGCAGAGTTTTTATCAGCATGCACAGAGAGTTGGGAAAACGTCGAGTACGAACAATTGACACAGACTCAAGCGCTTTCTATGGCCATTTACTCTGACGAATCGATTGGTTTTATTGCTGATCAAGTCACAAAAGAAATAAGTGAATGGTCTAATTTTACCAAGCCCTCGGCGACGAATTAGAAATATTTATTTGTCATCTGGCATGGCTTGATGCCGTGCCGGAAGAGGGCGAAGTATCAAGACGAATCGAGTTTGAGCGCAACAAACAAGATGTATTAATGCCTGAATGCAGTGCATCTTACATCCTTGAATATCTTTTTGAACTTGGCGTAACGCTCGGTGAACATCCGATCACGCACGCGGAAATCCGTGCGTGGATGGATAACACTGGCATTGATCTATCAAGCTGGGAAGCTGCAACTATTAAGCGGTTAAGTGTTGCTTATGTGCGCAGCAGCCATGAAGCGCGTGCAATCGATGCAGAAACACCTTGGATTGATGCACCTTATTACATGTCGGCAAAATGGCGTAAAGCAATGAGATTAAAACAATCAATCAGAAAGGCTGCGGAAATTTGAAATGCAAGTCGGAACGTTAGAGATACAGCTTTTGGCCAACATGGCACGCTTACAAAGCGACATGGAGAAGGCACAGCGCACAGTAAGTGGGGCAGTTGGCAAGATCAATAACCTGCTTGGCGCTATCGGTGTCGGTATCTCTGTTGATTTTTTACTCGGTCTTGCGACAAAAGCTAATGAGTACAGTAAAAGCCTTGCTGCACTATCAACGCAGATAAGCGGAACGACCGGGCAAATCAAAGAACTCGACGCAGCATCGCGCAATCTTTCCGTGCAATTTGGCACATCCGCAATTAAGCAATCCTCAGCTTTCTACGAGATTTTATCTGCAGGCATTACCGATACCGCTCAAGCAACCGCATTGCTGACCGAGGCAAACCGTCTTGCAATCGGCGGCAATGCTGATTTGATGATATCTGTAGACGGTTTGACATCGATCATCAAAGGTTATGGCAGCGCAGCCGGAACCGCTGCCGAAATAGCCGACACGATGTTTACTGCATCGCTTGCGGGTAAGTTATCGATCCAGGAGTTATCCGAAAATATTGGTAAAGTGATTCCGCTCGCAACGACTATGAGCGTGAGCCTGGAAGAAGTGACGGCGGCAATCTCAGCATTAACGCTTGGTGGTATCTCGGCCAAGGAATCGATAACTGGTGTTCGGGCAATCCTTGCTGCAGTGGCTAAACCTAGTTCTGAGGCTGCCAAGTTGGCAAAAGAAATCGGCTTAGAATTTAACTCAGCAGGTGTTCAAGCGCTCGGTCTTGCTGGATTCTTAGAGCAAGTAAGGGTTAAAACTCAGGGCAGCGCCGATAAAATGGCTATCTTGTTTGGCGGCGTTGAATCCTTGATACCTGCTTTGGCATTGACCGGCAATGCGGGCGTTGAATTCTCCAATATCCTCGGCCAGATGGCGAATAAAGCCGGTGCGACGGAAGAGGCATTTAACAAAATGGCAGCTAGCCCAGGATTTCAATGGGATAAGTTTATGGCGACCATGAGCAATATCGCCATCACGTTGGGCGATGCGCTTGCCAACGTGCTGACTCCAGCGGCAGAAATGGCAGCAAAGGCGCTTAATAAATTATTCGGATTTAATAATGTTACGGGCATTGAAAAGCAAGTTCAGCTTGTTAATCAATTAACTCAAAAAGTGCAATCGATGGCCGACCGGAAACATATACCGGTTATTGGCGGCATACTGTTTGACAAGAAAGAATTCGATCTGCTTGAGCATCAGCTTGAAATGGCAAAAGTTGATCTTGCGGACATGCAACAGGCACAGCAAACAGCCACGGTAGCGCAAAAACAATCGACTGTAGAGACGATAAAAAACACTGCGGAACTTGTTCGCAACAATGAAAAGAAGACGCAAGCCGCGAACATATCTAGAAAGCTTGAAAAATCATTTAACATCGAAGTTGAGAAACTCAAGCAATACGAAACCGAAGCAAAACGCGCACGCGATATTACGGACAGCGTTGCAACCAAGCAAGAACGCTACAACAGGACGCTTGAAGAACTCGAAAGGCTCAAGCCTTATCTAAGCGTTGAAACTTACAACCGGGCATTGCAAAAAGCACAGGACGAATTGCGCGAAACGGCTACAGTTAACCGCACAACAGTTAATGAAATGGATCAATTGTGGGTGCAGGCTGGTCGTAACATTCAAACGACGCTATCAAACAGCATATTTGATTTCGTGACAGGCGGTTTTGACGATATGGTCAGGAACGCAAAGAATGCGGTATTGCGCATCATGTCAGAGTTTGCCGGGTTAAAGCTTGCTCAATCTATCGGATTGGGCGCAATGTTTGCGATGCCTGGGACGGCTGCGGCAACTGGTGCATCTGGTGGTATTGGCGGAACGGGTTTAACTAATGCTCTGAGCATGGCTAGCATAGGCACTGGAGCATTGAATCTGGTCAAGTCTGGATTTGGTCTGAATAGTCTGATCGGTGGAGGATTGGCCAAAATAGGCGGAAGTAGTGTGCTGGGCTCGTTCGGTGCCGGTATGGCCGGTGGCGCTCCAGCCGCGTCATTTATTGCTGCTGAGAGTGCAACTGCTGGAGCTGGCTTGGCTGCTAGCATGGGCTCGGCATTCGCTGCGGCAGCAGGGCCACTTATGATTGCAGCGGCAGCAACGGCAGGATTCAGAGCGCTTGCTGGCGATAAGAGACTTGGCGGCGGATTCGGCAAGGCTCTTAATACAATCGGTGATATACCGATAATCGGCGATTTGATACCGATCATACCAATCCTTAACGGCTTATTCGGGCGCGGGCCACTGAAATTCAAAGAGCAATCACTTGTCGGCAATGTCACTGCTGATGGCTTTACCGGTGCACTGGTTGATCGATACAAAGCCAGTGGTGGATTATTGCGCGGATCTAAAACAGACAACATTATTATCGATACCGTAACCGGCGAGCTGCTTAATAAATTCGGCGATTTTTCAGAGAGCGGCATATCAAGCAAGCTTATGCCGATTGCAGAACAGCGCAGCAAAGATGCCATTGAGATCGGTAAGTTAATGTCAGAAAGCTTCGGCGCAATCTCTGATGCTTTGAAACAGATCGGTGCAGATGTCGGTATTTCTACAGCAGGATTGCAATCATTTAATCACGAAATCAAACTTGTTTCTGAAAGCGGCAAAGGTATAACCGAAGAACAATTATCCGCAGAAATCGAGAAAGTAACCGATGCGCTTGCTCGCTCGCTTGTTCCTGAGATCGATCAATTAGCAAAGCATGGCGAAACGGCTTATCAAGCAGTATCAAGGCTTGGTCAAGAATTTGATGCATTGGTTAATGCAGGTGTGGCAATAGGCGGGACACTTGCAAACGTTAAGAATTTCCTACAATCAACCACATTTGATCAAAGATCGGCATTTATTGATGCAGCCGGAGGTATGGATTCGCTGGCAGCAAATGCGCAGTCTTTCTCACAGCTTTTTTTAACTGAGGCAGAAAGGTTATTGCCGATACAACAGGAAGTAAATGATGAGTTAAAACGGCTTGGATTGTCCTCTGATTTGACTAAAGAACAATTCAAGCAGCTTGTGCAATCGTTCGGTAGTGTGAATAGCATAAGCCAAGAAACAATGGTCGGATTGCTTGAAATTGCTGAAAAATTTTCATTAGTTCGTGATGCATCAGAAGCGGCAGCAAGAGCAGAAGAAGAAAGGATTGCCGCTATCAAACAGCGTGATGCAGAAGAGCGGCGCAGAATGGCTGAACAAGTAGGACAAAAACACGAGGAAGAACGGCAGAAAGCTATTAATTCCATGCTGAAATTCGTTGACAGTTCGCTTGCGGCTGTTAATTCGCATCTCGGAAAATTGAAAAGCCTATCTGAAGCAATCAGATCAGCGACACAATCGATATCCCCGCAGAGCATTGAAGATGC